CGAAACTTTTTACTATGTTATTCCAATCACTATGCTTTTTGTAAGCTAGTTCTAAAATTGATTTCATTTATTTAATTATTAAAATTAGCTCTAACTTGTTCGTTTGGTTTATTAGGCGTTAGTGTTCTAGGGACAAAGTATTCTAATGGGTCATATATTTCGCCAACTACAAAAGGCAATCCAAACTCATTAATACTAAAGCTAAACGTATCAAAAGCGTAACCTCTAGAGCGTTTGCAGCTTACTGTTATCCATTCTTTATTGACTGTGTTTATTTCAAGTTGTATTTGGTTTTCTGTCTTTTTTTCAAGGAACGAGCCTAAATGTCCTGTTGGTTTGTCGCTTCCGTAATTACTATGTATGACCGTTACTATATGGCAATCGTATTTTGCAGATAGTTGCATTATTTTCTGAACACATAAATTTGATTCTTCTAAATTATTAACGTCAGACACCAAATCAGCAATACCATCAATAATAACTAAACCATTTTTACCTTTGTTTTGCTCTAAACAGTGTTCTATAAATTGTATCCGTTCCTTATACCCTATTGTCCTAAGTGCGTATGTGTGATAACAACCTATCTCTTTAGTGTTTGACATATCTTGAACACGCTTAAAAACTCGTTGAGCGTGCCAGTGCCCTTGTTCTGTATCAAAGTGCATTAAGCAACGTCCGTCACGATGACCTTTTATTTTACCACCAAAGTTATTGCCACCGCTTAAATAAACAGAAGCTAGTAAAGATACAAAGAAGGTTTTTTTTGATTTTGGGGGTGCTTGTACGAAGCTGAAATTTCCATAAGTCCCAATTGGAATTGGCATTGTGATGTCACCCCCTTTAGCTTGTATGGTTTTTTCGCCCAGACTTAAAGCCGTTGGAGGGTACTCCATAACCTCTGATGTGTCGATAGTGCATTCTTCTGCTATCAACTCCATCAACATATTATGTGTGGTTTGTTCTTCTGTTATCTCTTTCATTGTTTTGTATTGTTTTATGTTACTTTCTTATGTTGTATGTTATATTTAGGGTTTAAATTTCTTATTAAGTTTCTTTCTAATATATCTATAATTTTACGATGTTTTGACCATTTATCAGTATCTTCATACACTTTAAAATTATTAATTCTTGAAATATAAACCTTATCAATATCTTTAGTTAGTCTATGTGACATTAATCTATCCCTAACATAAATGGTTTGACCTACATATATTACTTTATTATTATTAAATAAAACATATACTGTTTTAATATTATCTCTGCCAAAACAAAAATAAGGTTTATTATTTTTTAAATCATATTTAATAAAATCTATTCCGAAATAATTAATAGTATTATTCATTCTGTTATTGTATTGTTTTGTAAAGGTAATAAAAAAGGCGGTTATTACACCGCCCTAGTTTGTTAAAATGGTAAGTCGCTTGTTTCAGCTTCTTGAACCACTTCCTTAGCTTCTTCACGTTCCGCTTTCACGATGTTTCCATCTGTCCAAACAACTTGACCGTTCCCAATGTAAGTTCTTGGTTTCTTAGCTTCACGTTCTTCTTGTGTTTGGCTAATCATAATTGATGCGTTATTTCCGTAACGTGTTTCGTCATTTACTGACATTGTAAGGTTTACATAAACCGCTCCATCTTTTCCAGCGATGAATTTCTCCTTTGGTAATTTGTCCACTCTTAGTGAATAGTTGATAATTGCTCCCATAATTTAATTTAATTTAATTGTTATTTATTTTTTAAATGATTCTGATTCGTCCTCTCCAAACACTCCTTGTTCGTAAAAGCCTGTTAATTTTAAAACGGCTCTGCTCATTGCTCGTTTCTCTGCCATTTCAGCTACATACCAACTATTTGTTGAACTGTCTTTATAACTATCACCTTTTAAGGCACTTCCAAAAGTTTCAATCGTTGCAGCTCCTTTATGTGCTACGGCTTTAAATACCGCGAAATTTGGTTCGCATCTTACAACCTCATAACTTATTTGAATTTTGGCTACGGCTTGAATCTTGTCGATTCCGCTTCTGGTTATGATTAAATAGTGTTGATGTTTAAATACATCGTCTTTTTCAAGTTTATACTCTTTGTATAACTCTGTTAATTTTTCCTTGTTCATATTATTTGTTTTTGATTTCTATTTGTGCTTCTAAAAATTCCACTCGTTTCTGTAAAGCATCAATACGAGCGTTTAAGTAGTCTATTGTATCAGGGCTTGAACTTCTTTTAACATCTTCTGAATAAGTCATATTAAATCTCTTTAAATAATTCGTAAGGACTATCTACGTCTAATAAAAATCTTAAGTCTGTTACCAAACCATAAGGCATATCTCTAACAAATTCGTAAAGCTCTAATTGGTCAACTGCATATCCAACTAAAGCTGGGTGCTTAACATTTCCTGTTTCTAAGTTGTCTTTGTACTCTGGTTTTAATCTTTCAAATAAATTCATAATGTATTGTTTTAATTAATATTAAGACAAATGTATAACAAATAATTCAATAAAAAAAATATAAACAAAAAAAACCACCCTTTTTAGAGAGTGGTCTTAGTTTGGCGGTTAGCCGATATTAAAACAAAAACAATACTTTACAAAGATACATTAAGTATCTAGTTCTTTAATTAACAATTCATATTTTTCTATTAACATTTTAAAAGTTTTGTTGATTTTTTAATTCGTCTAGTTTAGCTTTGTAATCATTAAATATATCTAACCATTCATCGTCTGATAGTTTGTATATCTCACGTGATTTTATTAATAGTTCTTCTGATAGTTGTTCTCCTAATGATAAAGAATATTCATATTGACGCCCATACTCAAAACGGTTACATTTACGGCACTGACTGTAAACGTTTCTAGGGTCGTAGCGAGTAGATAATCTACCCCTTGATATAAAGTGACCAGCATCGCTTTCTGTAAAATGTATAGGTTTTTTACAGGTTATGCAATTACAATAGCCAGTATTATTATCAGCATCTCTACGTCTTATATATTCGTGAAATACTTTGTCAATTTTATTTTTCCAGTATTTTAATGTTTTTTTTGCCATTTTTGAATAGTTCCCAGATATCTTATCTATTTGTTTAGATTTATATTTATCTATTTGTTTTGGTATTTGTTTTTTTATGCCTTTAAGGGCAACAAAAACGTTTAGCTAATTAATCAGCTTAACAAAAAATTCAAAGTTATATCTTTTATTTTAATTAAAAAAGAAAAAAGTTATTTATTTTTCCAATGCTTTGTTATTTTCTCAGCTGAACGCATCCCGAAATAACCACCATAAACCAAAAGCAATAAAGAACTAAGTAAATCAATCCAATCAGAAGATATTTTAAAGCCATCTAAAGAACTATCTAATATTATGTATATAAATAGCGTAGCGGTTAAAAAAGCCAACGTTAAAGGTCTTATATTGCGTGTTAAATAACTGTCTGTATTGTTGTCTGAAACCCATCGCTTTGTCGTTTCTTGCATTTCTATTTTATCGAAGTTTAGTTCTTCTAATAAAAGTTGTTTATCTGTTTCGCTTAATTTGTCATCAGCACCTATTTTACTAGCTAAAACCTCTAAGGCTTCTATTCCTGTAACGTTCCCAGCTATTTTTAATAGTTCTGGTGCTACTTCCTTACCTTGTTTTAATAACCAACGTAAAGCATCTCCTACTCTTGTCGTTCCGTTTTTATCTTTGTATTTAGGCATTATTCCAACGTGCTTTAGTTTTTCTAATATCGTAATGTGTAAAAGTTTGGTACATACCTAAGCCACCTTGAAGTATTTCCCCAGATAAAATCAGTTCTTCTAAATAGTCGTAAGTATCTAAAACTGGGTCAAGTCCTTGTATAACTATATCAGCAGCTTTACCTAGTAAGTGTTGAGAGTTTACAGAACCACCGACCGACTTATTATGTGCTTCACATCTATAAGCACTGTTTATTGTTATAGGCATCGCAACGCAATCTCTAACATACTGTAATTGGTTTGCTAGTTTGGTAATATTAACCAAAACATCGCTAGGCATTTCACAACCACACTTACAATCAAATTCTTTTATGCTAAAATTTTTAGTCATTCTTTTTCTTATGCGTTTCGTAAATCTTTTGTGCAGTATATCCTATTGACAATAAAAGCAATATAATCTTTAAACTATTCTCTATGTGTGTAAAGCTTACACCTAAAGTTATAGCGTTTAAAAAGCCTATTTTCAAATCTTGTAAAGTCATTATAATTTATGCTTCAAATAGTCAATCCCATAAAAAGAGTGAACTCCATTACTGTCTAAATCTACACTAGCCGACTTCCAGCCGTATGGGTGGTCTGCTTTGATTAACTCACCATCTTCGCTATAAGTGTCTTCTAATTGCCACGCTACATCTAAGTGATATTTACTACTTAATACTGGTGCTTTAGTTTCATTGCCTTCTGAGTCGTATTCGCCTTGTTCTAAGACGATATTACCTAGTTTAACGATACTATGCTTGTGCGTTGGGTACTCGTTTCCTTCTTCATCTGTTGATACGCCTAAAGCCTTTATTTTAGCTTCTGCGGTCTTTTGGTCTTTAAACTCGTATTTTCCTATATACATTTTATTTATTTTATATTGTTGTTAAACATTCTAGTTCTTCATCTGTAAGAGCTTCTTTAAAAACTGCTATACATTTAGTTTTACCAAAGAAATTATTACTATAAAAACCATTAAAACTTAGGTTGTTAAAAGTATTTGCAGAAGGCGTGACTCCATTTGAACTTGTTGCGACTTTGTTACCATTTATGTGTAAACTAAAATCATTAAGCTTCCATTTAAAAGCAATTTTATAGAAAGATGTAATATCACTTACCGCTGGTCTTTCGTAAACCTGTAAAACTCCGCCAACTTCCATATATATAATAGCTCTTGATGATGATGTGAACCCTAGTTCAATTCTATTTGAAACAGTGGCGTCATTTATAGATATAGAACCACTAAAATCAGTTAATGAAGCTATCTCTGCATATAGTACTCCCTCTGTTGAGTTTATTAAATCTGAGCTACCTGAACCAAATGCTGCATCGGCTAAACGTGTTTTTATTGACCCTTCGGTTGGTATGTATGAAGTGCTGAATGAATTTTGTTCTAATTGTGCACCCCAAGCGTAAATAGTAGCACTTGAATTAGATGGTTCTGTTCCTCTTAAACCCATTGATAACCTATCAGATGTAGCATCGCTTACTTCAAATCTATTCCAATTAGTAGTAACTGATATTGTTTTATAACTTATATCATCAGAAGATATTTCTATGTTTATATTAACATCTGATTTTAAATAAACAGAAGAAGTGCCATTTATATCAGAACCACCATAGTCCAATCTTATTAAACTATAATCTGAATTACTTGTCGCATTCCCTTTGTTAAATATAATTTTATCAGCGTTTTGTGTTCCATCTGGAGATGTTGAATTATTAGAAGTAACAATTGGCAAAGAACCTGTACCACCATTTAATTTACTCCATTGATTAAAATCTTCTGAATACGTTACTAAATTCGTACTCTGCGGCTCAAATAACCAGCTCCCACGTCCGCTATCTGGTACTACTTCTTGACCTAGAACTTCTTTTACAGATACGTTGTCTATGTAAGAAACTTCTCCACTTGTGCCATTACCTCTTATATAAAAATATGAATCATTTCCAGTTGTAGTTACATACCCTCCGTAAGTGTTTTCAGAAATTAAACTTAAATTTATAGGGTTATTAACGCTATTTATATACCATTGTGGTGATAATCCGTTTGTTATATATGCTTTACAAAAATAAGTTTTTCCCGTTTCTATTGATAAGTCAGTTCTTTTAATAAAACCTTGAGAACCAACGGTTGTAACTTTAGCCATTCCGTTTTCAAGTTCTAAAGTAGAGCCAACGTGTGCTGACCATCCATTTAAACCATCACTAAAATCACCATTACTAACCAACTCACTTCCTAAAGAATCTTGATAACTAAACCCTTCGTAGTTTATTCTAGGTAGGTTAGTGTCGTCTGTAATTTCTATTACTGAAATGTTTGATATACTATAAGAACTTCCACTAGAAGTTGTGGAATAAATTCTTAATTCTTGACCTATTGGAGCAGTAACATTAAAAGTATGTTCTCCGTTTGCATAATTTGCGTAATTAGCTAAATTACTAGCAGCTCCATCTCCTACGCCAAAAAAAGCAGTTCCACTCGTTAAGTCAGCTACTGTCAATTTTATTTGATATTTCTTATTTGCAGTAAAAACATTGCTTGAAGTTCTAATATCACCACCAATAGTATCGCTAAAAATAGCTTTGCTAGTACCAATACTCCAAGCATTCGACAAAGTCCAATCTTGTCCGACCTCTTTAACGCTTACGTTGTTTATTTTTATGTTAGGGTTTGAATTATCAGCATTCTCAATATAAATTGTTGAGTTAATAATCGGACTTAATATTTGAAAAGTATGAACACCAACCGATGTTATTTGTTTCCATTGTTGCCCAACGGTACTTTGAAAAAACACATAAACACTTGAACCTAATTCCTCTACATCTATAGTTACTTGATAATAAGTGTTAGCTTTAGTATTAAGGGTTTGATATGCTTTTGTATATATATTAACGTTTGTCCCTATTAAAGAATTGCCTGAAATACTCCAACCAGATTGTAAACCCCAATCACTATCTGTAGCAAAATTTCCGTTTGTTACTTCCTCCGAACCCTCTTGAGAGAAATCTCCGTTAGAAACTAAGTTACCACTAAGGATTTGCACGTCTTCAATTAAACCTTGTGAGTTTACTCTTGTGGCGCTAGAATTCCTAGTGAAATCGAAGTCTCCGTCTATTGCTTCTTTTACTGAAACGTTTGTTACTTTTCCAACAAAACTATTACTACAAAACACCCCCAAAGGCTGGTCTGATGCCCAAATATGATTTATTGTATAGACACCCGCTGAAGTTATAGTTAATGCTGGTGTACCACCAAGTCCACCATAAACATACAAAGTACCTGATAAAACTTCTGTTACATTTATTGAAATTTTATATAATCTTCCTATTACACCTAAGTCATAACTTGTTTGTGCATAAGAACCACTTACTGCTACTGCTCTAACTAATTGATTAGCCTCAATAGTCCACCCAGTTCCTAAAGTCCAACCAGTAGAGCCATTACTAAAATCGCCATTTGTCACCAGCTCTTCACTTAAAACTTCTTCAGGTTTAACACTTAATATTTTACCATTATCGTAAGATGTTGGAGTAGTTACTATACTCGCTTTTTCTAATAAATTACTCATTATTCACAGTTTTCTAAGGCGGTTAATATTTCGCTAGTTCCAGTCGCATTTTCATAATACGTTGCTCTGGCTTGTAAAGTCGTTAAAAGGTTAGGCACTGCACTTGTTACCGACAAGTCAAAGTATATGCCACCCCAACCAAATTGAACTGGTAATCCCCACCAAGTTGTTTTATATATTTCTCCGTATCCCATTATGTTGTTAATTTTATTATTTCTTCATCTGTTAAAGCGTTCCCAAAAACTTGTGAATTGTAAATCTCACCTTCAAAATTTAAGTAGTCATCATTACCTTGAAATTGAAATATATTTAATTCACTAAATAATCTATTAGTGTCTAAATAACTATTTAAAAGTTGTCCGTTTGCAAAAAGCTTATAGCTTCCGCTATCCCATTTAACCGCTACTTTAAGCCTTCCGCCATTGTGCGTAAAATTATAATTAACTATTGGAGAACTAGGAAACTCATTTATAAAAAACTGTAAAACGTTTGAAGTTTTAAATGCGAATTGTATTAAATTGAATGTCCCACCTCGTAAACTTATTACGTTACCAAGTGTATCACTAGAAGCAACCGCAAAAGGTTTAACGTCTAAAAAAACCACTCCTTTATTTTTGTTAAAATCTGTTTCAGCTTTAACCTTACGCTCCAATTCTCTTGTAACGGTACTGCCTTCCGTTTTAATGTAGCTGCTTAAATAGTTACCTTCTTCAAGTTGTGCCCCCCAGAAATAATTATAATCGCCTTTAGTGACAGTAAGATTTCCATTTGATGTTGTTCCGTAAATGTAAGGTCTTACAGTTGTGTTTCCAGAAGTTTCACAAGTGATGGATATTCTATACCACCCATTTGTAAAAGATTCAATGCTGTTATCTATTAACGTTATTTCGCTTCCAGTTGTTTGAGGGGTGAAAGATGTTCCTTTTCCTAAATCAAAAAATATACTTGAATAATCTGTTTCAGCGTCATTAAACAAGGCTAAGTTGCAATATGTAGCATTTCCTTTTTTAGCAAAAACTGATAAAACAATAGTTGAACCGCTTGTAATTGAAGCAGACCCCCTAAGTCTCATTCCAAGAACGCTAGACGAATTACATTCTAATTTGTCAGCGGTTTCAGTTCCTTCTGGTGAAACGTCTTCGTTTGCTGTTACAGTTGTTCTTGTTTTTAGCCATAAAGCATTATCAAATTCTTCGCTTCTTAATTGTCTGTTTGTTCTACTTCCTTCCATTAAAAGGCTAGGACAATCACCACTCCAATTCAAGCGTGGGTTATTTGAGCCTACAATTGTTTCAATTAAACCGTTTTCTTTTACTCTAGTTGCATCGCCAATCCTAAAAAAATCAAAATCTCCATCACCATCAACTGGTAAAACAGAATAAACTTTGCTGTTTTTATATCCGCTTGGTATTATTGCTAGTATTGGGTTTTCCATTATCTTTCTATTATTATTGAAGTAGTAGCACAGTACCACCATTCACCGTTCACTTGTAGTCTTAACGTTACTGTTTCCCCTTTATTTATTTCTATTGACCTACCAAAATCTAAAACTACTGATTCCCTTACGTTGTTTCCGTAAGTATCTGTTTCACTACCTTTTAAAACACCATCTACATAAACACTTAAAGTCAAAGAGCTTCCACTAGGAAACTGCCTAGAACTATAAGGCATTGACGATATAATAAATTGACTAAAATAACCATTAAACGGCACTGGAATACCACCATAAGAGAACGGAAACGTTGTACTAGAACCATTATCATAAAGCGTGTAGGTATTAACACCACTGATATAATGTCTCCAAGTCACAGATATTTTTTCAGTCGTTAAACCTCTGCTTGTGTATTCTACTGACTTCGCTCTTATAAGGTTATTTGTAGAAATCATTTATTTTTGTATTTCAATTTCATTTCATTATAAAACTGTTTAGCGTATTCTTCGTTTGCTTTAAGTCCTATATATTTTTTTAAACGCTTAACGTTTATTTCTTTGACTTTGTACTTCATAAAACCCAACCATTAAAAACTGTGTCGGTGTCTGGACTTATATCGTTGTCGCTGTTGCTTGTGTATTCTGGAAATTTAGATTGATTAAAACATAAATAATCCACTAGTCTAGTGCTGTAATAATTTGCATACTCTCTAGCTTTACCTACTAAATAATCAACTTCATTTTTATTAACGTTTTCAGCAGTTTCGCTTGAATGCTTAAACACTCCGCCATTCTTAATTTGATATGCCGCAAATGGAATATAATTAACTTGAGCGAACCATATAAGGGTTGGCTGTATATAATCGCTTACAAGGGTTAAATAGTCCCCAGATAAAGTACTGTTTTCAATGTCCGTACTTATTCGGTTGTATAAATCAGTTCCTAGTAAGTTTTGTATGTCAATTTCTTGACCTAGTTTTATAAACTGTATAAACTTGTCAGTATCAACATTCCCATCTAAGATAGAATTTCTTACTAAGTCAGTTCTTGATATAAATAATGCTGTTGCCATTTAGTTTTTGAATTTCATTTTGTTCCAATATTCGGCTGTATAACCTTTGTACTTCATATCCTTTGGTGCTACTGGTACTTTCTGTGCGTTCTTAGGCATTTTAAAACCTTTACTTTTAGCTTGACCGCTTGTTATTTGGCTTTTTTTACCTTCTTTAATTTGATAGGTCTTTCTGAACCACTTATGATTGCATCTAGCACCGCCTTTATATAACCATATAGAGTATGTATCTGAGCCACCTTTGCCAAAACCAGCGTTTACAGATTTTTTACCCATTGCCACAATATCTTCTTTGCGATATACTTTTTTAGCTCCTATCATTTTAGAACAAAACTGTCTGCTGTTTGACCCAGCTTTTTCAGGTGCATAAGAATAACGTACTAAAAACTCAACACCCTTTTGACTATCTTGTTTTGATTTGCCATCTTGTTTGCTTTTTGCGTTTGGTTTAGCCGTTCCAGTACTTACAAAATTCCATATTTTAGACAACGTTGTTTCATCTTCTTCTAGTTCAGTGTTTAAATCTGTTATAACTTCGTCTAGTTCATCGTTTAATTCATAATCAACTTCGCTTTCATCTACTAAATCATATTCAGCTAGTAGTTCTTCTTCACTCTCTCCTAAGTCGATTAATTCATCAGCAATATCACTACCCAATTCATCAGGTAAATCTTGACTAAGTTTAACCCCAGTTTCTTCTTCTCTAGTTTCTGCGTCCTCAACGTTTTCTAAGTCTGTAAATTCTAACGGTTGAAGCGTTTTAAAGTACAATTTAAGGCTCATTTGATTAAATGCTAGTATAGAATCAAAAGCATCTATTAAAAGCGTCTGAAATGGTCTTATAACGGTGTTATCCATTAAGGTACTAGCTGTAATTAATTCTTGTGCATTATTACCAAGTCCGCTATTATCTTTAATACCTAAAAGCATAGGTGAAACCACTCTGTGTGCTACCATTACTTTTTTAGAACTTTCATCACTTAAAAATTGATATTGTTGATGTGCTTCGCTTAGTTGTATAGGCTCAATAGTTGCTGCACTTTCTGGATTGTCATTAAATGCTAAAATAAATTTACCTGCATTGCTAGAACCGCTAAACTTAGAATATATACGGTTTTCTAAGGCTTGGCGTTCTTCAGCGTTTGGTGTACCATTGTTAAAATTTATTAACATTGAAGGAGCTAATCCGTTCAGGATATTATTTAAATGATAGTTCGAGATTTCCTGTTCGAGCTCAGCATATTGTAAACCACCAGCATAATCTGGACTTGAATAGTATTTATACCCAGCTCTGTAAGGTTTTACATATATAATCTCAATATTTTCTTTACTACTTCCAAAAGATGGTATTCTAGTTGTGTGACCTACGTTCTTAACCTTCTTCCAATCATCAGCATAGTAATACGCTTCTATTTCGCCTTTGTCATTACATTTTTCAGCTCTTAAATTTTCAACAGGAATATGTTCAACTTGTGCAATAGTTTTTTTATCCTTAGAGTAAATGACTTGCATAGCACATTGACCCATAAGTTTAAGGTCATAGCATAATTTACGAACCATATCTTTATGAAACAAAGAAATCATTTTAGCGTACTGCTCTGGCTTTTTATTTGAGTTTAAAGCATCTAGTCCACGACCGTAAATCATCTCACTAATTCCATTAATAATAGCGTTATTTGTTGGGCTACCATTGTAACGTTGGATTAAATAATTAAAATAATTGTTATCAGAACCATAACTAACCCATTCTTTGTTTGATTTCTCAACAATTTCTGGAGTTGTGTAAGTACTTAAATTTACTATTCTTAAATCGTTCATATTTATATTATTATAAATTCGTTATCCGAACTTTCTTCACTTATATACTTATCTTTATTGACGCTGTAATATTCATCATTACTTTGGTTAATTGCTTGGTCTGTGCAAAAAATCTTATCCTTATAAATTATATTATTTGAATAAATAACATCTAATATATAAAAATCGCTTTCAGTTAAAGCACCAAAAACAGCATCAAAAGAAATATAGTTCCCATCAATAACCGAAGTAGCATCAACCGTAATAGTTTTGTTTGTACTTTCACTAGTCAATTTTAGGTTCAATGTACCTACCGTAAATTCTCTTGGAATTATCTTAAAGGTTTTATTTCCGCTTGTGGCTATTAACTTCATATTAATATATAAATAAAAAACAATTATTTTGTATTGTCTAGGTATAAAAAAAGGGCTATCCGTTAAGATAACCCTGATTTATAAGTAAAAGTACTAATTATGCAGTTGGGTCAATTTGAACCGCTGAAGCATCGTCAGTAATTACAGTTGATGTTACAAAGTAAGGCGGTGCTGTTTCTTGTGCATTCACCGTTAATGTATATCCTGTTAAATCACCCATTGCTGCACCTGTAACGATAGTCCCTCCGTTTACATCGCCACCATTTTCAAGACCTACTAAAAAGAAATTACCGTTATAATCTTCAACAGCTACGTGTGGACGTGCGTGAGCGATTAATTTAAGTTCTTCTTGTGTAGCTTTGTCTTGAAAGGTCAAAGTCATATTAAGTGTAGTATCATAGAAAGTTGTTCCGTTTTCTCTGCTTGAAGTAATAGCAGTTTCCATTGAACTGTTTCCTTTTACATCAAACTGAAACCAAACAGGGCTTCCAGCTACTGCGGTAATTTCTCCCGCTACGATTGTTGCATCTCCTAAAGTTCCGTAGTCTGCAAAGTAGATAGTTTTAATTCCACCTACTGCCGATTTACAAGGTACTTTACGTCCGCTTGTTATTAAGCATCCCATATTTTTAAAGTTTTTTTAAATAAAAAAGGGTAGGCAGAACCCACCCCTTTAAATTTGATTAGTTAATTATTATACTGTCGTTCTTAAAACGATATCAGTTACCTGTGCATACTGAACACCAGCAGTAAATCTCATTACGATACGAACATTTTGAGAACCGTCATTTTCTGCCATATCAATCACTCGTACTTCGTTCAAGTCATTTAAAAGACCTGTTCCAAAGAATAAGTTAGATTTTTCAGCAGCGATAATTGTTCCAGCTGCTGCACCTCTTGCTGGTACAACTGGAATTCCATCAAAGAATAAAGAACCTAAAGATTGGTTGTTTCCTTTGTTTTCGTATCCGTTAGCACCTTGTCCACCAGACTGGAAACCACCTAAAGCTCTTGTGTAAGCTCTAATTACATCAGAAGCAGCATAGATATATAAATCTTCTGAGCCATAAACAGCTGTTGGAATTGCATCTACAACAGAACCTAATTCAGCGATAACATTTGCAGCTGTAATTGCAGCACCTGTTAATTCTTGTCCAGCTGGTAAATCTGCATCAGCAGCTAATTTAGTTCCGAAACCGTCAAACTGTCCACTTACAGCAGTTGAACCAGACCAGATATTTTTTTCCGTTCTATCAGCTACTTTTGCAGCAACGTGAGCTAGTACGAAATCAGCAAAGTTTGGCGCTAAGTTATCGAATGCCGAGAAGCCCATTTGTTCAGCTTCAAAAGAATCGTGTAAGTCTTTCTTACAGATGTCCATATTAACCTGAAATTCTTCTGGTTGTAGGATAGCTTCTGTTAAAGTTAGCGTTCCTTGATTTGGCTCAAACCCACAAGATGCATCTTTTACGATGTCATCAGTTGAAGCCTTCTGAATTACAGATTTAAATTTTACGTTTGGCATTACGGTAATTAACCCTTTATCCAAAGTGTCAGCAGATAGTAAAGCAGCAGCGATATACTTGCCACTAAATTCTCCAGCATAAGTTGTTGTTAATGATACACTCATTTTATTTAGTTTTAGTTGTTATTAATTATTTAGTCTTGACATTACTCTATCAATAGTAGTGCTTTTTCTGTTTTTAGAAACACTGAATTTTGATATAGCTTTGTTTACTTCTGGATTTGATACGATAGGCTCGGCACTTGGCTCGTTTAGTTCAGCTTGTACTTCAACAGGTACTTCATTTAACTCAACTTTTTCGTGTTTAGCTAATTCTTCTGTTAAAAGGTTTCCTAAGTCCTCGCTTAAATCTTCTTTTGGTTCTAGCATTGCTTTGATTTCTTCAATCATATCTTTAACTTCTGCTAGTTCTTCTTTAGTAGCATAGCCTAAAGATTCTTCTTCTTCCGCTGCTTCAACCTCAACTTCTTCTTCTTCGGTTTCTTCTTCGGCTTCAGCATCTTTAATTTCAGAAATTACACCTTCTTCAGCTACTACTAATATTTTACCATCTTCAAGAATGTAGTCACCAACAGGCAAAGCTACTTTTTCATCTTCTGTAACGATAAACACTTCCACGCCACTTTCAAACGAATCAGCTTCGATGACTGTACCGTTGTCTAGTTTAGCTTGTTCTAGCTTAACTTCCTCGTTAAGGTTTAGAACGTCTTTGATTTTTTCAATCACTTTGTTTGATTTCATACTTATATATAATTTAGATTAATTTAATTTGCATTTTTATTATCCTAACATAGCATAAAGACCATTTGCGGATTTATCTGCTCTTGATTGTAATTCTGATAAATCACTTCTATATGCTTGTAATTGTCTAATAGATATTTTTGCCTCAGGTGGCAGTTCAATCCCTAAATCTTTTGCAGAAGAAACTAATTTTTTAACATCGCTATCTGTAGCATCAATTCTTTTAACTATAGCTTTTGATTTGTTAGCAATGTCATCTACTTCATTTGCTGCTCTTCTTATAGCACCGCTTAAAGCATCTGCATCAGATTTTATTTTATTATAAGTTTTTTCAATATCATCAACTAAAGCCAACTCAATTTTTTGATTAGATAATTCCTCTTTATTTAAGTGTTTGTAAACTTTTTTTAAATTGTTCATTTTATTTATTTATTAATTTGTATTTTCGTTATGCTTTTTTCTGAATTATGAACCACTGTAAGCCATCACTCCAAACTTGAATACCCTCATAAGCCTTGTTAATTACATAAGCAGCCGTTGACCCATCTAAAGTGTCGCTACCTATTGGTGTTAGCTCCGTTCTTGTAGCCGTTGCATAACCACCGTTAGATATAATTCTAATTATTCTATTTGTACTACTAGCAGCACTAGGTAGGTTTAAGACTTGCGTTCCATTTGCACCACTCCAAGAAAGTTTAATTAGTATTGAGTTTTGATATGCTGCATCGCCTAAACTTACTGTAACATCTGGCTCAACCGTTAGGCTTGTAGGGATTAAATAGTTGTCTATGTGATTTAATGATGTTTGTTTTGTAACGCCACCTTGTACGATTGCAAACAGTTCACCGCCTTGTAAATCTGTGGCTATTGGTAAAGCACTTATTTTTGAATTTGCCATTATGGTATAATATTATAGTTATCTTCTTGAAGTATTAAATCTCCGTTTTCTTGTACTAAAAAATCTTCTTGTATAGTTGCTGAAATACTCCCTATTCCTTGTGCTATAATATCACCATTACAGCATTCAATAGAATAAGCGTCCCTATCCCTACATAAGCAACCCCTACGACCGTTTCTAGGACTTGTTTTGCTTGGCGTAAAATACTTTGACCACCTACCCATTATTTTCGCTTTCTTTTATGATGTCAATTATTTCTTGAACCATTAAATCCTCTTTAGATAACCCTTCGTTAATCGGTTCTTTTGGACGTTCCATCTTATCAGCGAAGTAACCCTCAATACTAAAACCTTTTACTTTACCAGTTTTTACAAACTCATTCCAGATTTTATCGTTGTTTACTTTAACACTACCAACCCAAGAACCTAAAGGTAAGTCCATTCCAAACTTCACACTCTTATCGTGTACTTTATCTTCAACTATCCAACTTTCAACTAAACTTAAACCTTCTAATTCGTACTGATGTTCTAGTGTTGAGTTGTTTTGTTTGCTATTCATTAAATACATCTGGGACGCTTTTAAGACAGTATCTTTTGAAAAATATATGTAGTATTCATCTTCGCCATTGCGTCTGTAAATAGGCTTGTTAGGTATTAATAAAGCACCCATTAATATCCTACGCTCACCATCTATTTCTGCAAGTTTAAACTCTTGGCTTTTTAAAGCAACAAAATCTTCTTCAATTGCTGGTGATTCCACAACGCTTATAGCTTCTATCCCTAGTTCGCTTTCTTCGTCTAATATCAATTCGACTATTCTCATAATAATATATAATTAAATTTATTTATTTTTGTTTTTTATATTGTAGCTCCTTCAACTATATTGTTTTCTAAACTTTGTGCTGTTGTCACATCGTTTGAAACTACATAAGCTTGAACTGGTTCGTTTGTTTGACTTGCAACCGCATCACCTAAAGCACTTGTTTCACTTGCACCAACTACGTTAAAACTTGGGGGGGTTGGAGCAGCACCAACCGAAGCACCACCACCAGCCGAAGCACCGCCACCACCGTTTGGAACTTTAGTCTTTTTAATGTTTTGTATTTGCTTCATACCAGCAAACACTGCAGCACCTGCTGCTGCAACCCCTAATGCTGGGCCGACCACAGGAATACCAGCTAAAGAAGCGTAAGAACTTTGAGCAGATTGATAGGTTTGTATTAAGGTAGATGCAATGGCTAAAGCCTTACCAGCAGCAGTCTCTTTACCAGCCAATTCTGAGAATGAACTTAAAGCGTTTCCGACTTTCGCTAAATTTTCTTCTTTTGCCTTAGTTGTTTTATCATCTAATTCTTTATTTGTAGCTTCAATTTCTTTTTTCTTGGTTGCTATTGCTACATCATTAGTTAGATTTGTTTGTCTTGATTGCTCTGTAAACTCGTCAAGTGCTATCTGTGCATCAATCTTTGCTTGTGTTTCTGCATTTGCATTATCAACAACAGCTTGTAGTCTTGCAGATTCTTGGGTTGCATATTCTTCATCAATAGCTTTTAAGGCTTCTAATTTTAAAACCTCATCTTCTATTTGTTCAGCATTAAACCTTTTTCGCTCTATTGATAAAGTGCTTTCACTTTCTAGCTTTGAGTTTGTAAGCTCTATCTGTTCCCTATCTAATGCTAAATCGTTTGCTTTTTGTTCTGACCTAAAACCTTCTATTTGAGCCAAAACCCCTAACCTATTAGCTAAGGCATCTGTGACCGCTACTTGGTTTTCAATAGAATTGTTTTTAGCTGCTTCGGCTTGTGCTGATGCAAGTTGAGCGTCTGCGGTTGCTAACATTGCTTTCTCCTGTTGTTCTAAAACAAGTAAAAGTTCGTCATTTGCTTTTTTACGTTCGCTTATGCTGTTACGTTCTTCATCGCGTATTTGTCTAAGTTGCTCGGCTTGTCTGTCGTACTTCTCAACTAAAAGTGTTTGTTGTGCTGCTGCTAATTCAGCGGAATTTGCTAGTTTAACATTTTCTTGTGCTGCTTTTAAAGTTTCTGTTGCATAATTCTTAACCGCTTCAGCTGACTTCTCAACAAACTCTTTGCCTTTATCAAAAGAATCATTAACACCTGTTAAAACATCTAGACTTTCTTTACCAGCACTTTTAACGTCATCTAAAGCACCAGCAAAATCGCCACTAAATACTTTTTTAACGGCACTAGCTAGGTAGCCTAAAGTATCTAAGTAACTATCAAATCGTTCCTGTATGTTTTCTTTAAATGCCTTAGCAAAACTTTTTAAAGATTCTAAAGGGTTTTTAAATATAGCATCAAAAAACTTAATGACCCCGCCTGTATTATTAACAATAAAATTAACAAAGTCGTTAAATACAATACTTACAGCTTCAAAGGTTGTGTTGAATATATCAGCAACTTTTTGGTTTTGCATAAAAACCTCGCCAAGCTTTGCTAATGCAGCCACAACCAATCCAATACCTGTTGCTTTTATAGCTGTACCCAGACCCTTAAAGCCTTTCGATGCTGCTGACGTTCCTTTTTCTACATTTGCAGTTGCATCACCTAAGCTGACTAAACCAGAATTAACTTGCTCTATTCCTTTGACAGCACCTTTACTATCTACGTTTAAATTAATAGTTTTTTCTATTGCCATTGTAACTCTTGTTTTAAAGTTTTGTAACCTTCTTTAATTGTTGTAGGTAGTTTGTATTTACCTTGTGCTATTCGCAAATTTTCGGTTTCTCCGTTAGCGTATTTTAAACTCTCTATTATTAATTTAATCATATTTTTTAGTTTGAATTTATAAATATATCAGAATCAAATGATGAACCTTCGTTTGAACCAACAGTATAAACAGCTCTTAAAGAAATTTTGTAAGTTGTTTTATTTTCTAAAGACGTAATTGTTTTGCTCGTTCCTGTTTCTGAGCTTAAAAATTCATTGTTTAAATAAATATCGTACCTATCAAAATTAGGGTCTGTAATAGCTCCCCACTGCAATCCGATACTTGTACCCCCCTGACTAGTTATCTCTAAACCTTGTACCCTTCCGAAGCTTCCTATTTGTCCATTAATCTGTTGTCTTGTATCTGCTTGAAGGTTATACAATTCCAAGTCACTCTTGTTTGTTAATAGGTTTGTTTTTATACTGTTTATTCTGTATTCTGTTTTATCAATAATAAAGATGTCGTTTAAGTTATATTTTAAAATTATATTTAAAGGTAGATAAGCTGACACTTTTGTTTTACGTGAATTTCTAGCAAATAAATTAGCCACATAATTTCTGTAATACTTAGTAAATAAATCATTTGATTGATTAAGTTGGGCGGCAGTCCCAGAGCCTAAAGTGTATTCGTCAATCTCTACGCCAAAATTTAAAGTTTCTGTTAAAAACCCTGTTGTTGTATTCGATATAGAATTAGAAGGTCTTAAATAGCTACTTATTCCAGTAAGCGTATTGTCTAAGTTATCCCATAATAAATTAGTGGTTGATGTTGAAGTAGAAGCTGCATAAAACAATAAAGGCTTTCCTATCGTTGGTTCAAATTTCTTGTCCAACATTGCACCTTGTCCAATTGTTGTAAGTGTTCCGTTATCTTCATCGCTCAAACGTTCGTACATCATTTTTTCAAAATCAAGCTCTATCTTGTAGTTGCTTCCATCCCATTCATCATTCCCATAACTTTCTTGTGCAAATACATTGCCTTGTAATTCTTCTGCATATTGAACCAGAAAAGATTTTTTACTTTTAAAATCAAAAACCATATTTTTAAACTGCAATAGCTTTGACACTGAAGATTTACTTGTGTCCACATATTCGGTAATGTCATAAGATACACCAGCGTTATAATAGTCATCTAAAGGTAAAACATTAATAATTCCATCTTCTTTGTATGCAGTTAAATTGTACATTAAAAACAAGTTCTTTAGAAAATCAAATATTTTCATCTTAGGTATTTGCCTACTTATTGTAATTGTGTTTTCTGATGCTGGTGCGTCTTTTTCATAAGTAGATTGGCGAATAGTTGTAAACTGCCCACCGCCATTGTCAAAAACTTCTTTAACTAACAAACTTTGTGAAATTCCAACAGTGTTTTCGGCATTTATATTTATTACTGAAAGTATTGGCATCTCTCCATAAGTTTGAGGGGTAAAGTCATAGCGGAATGTTTGCGTCCCAGTTCCACTTTCTTCAAATAAAGTTGCACTATTTGACCCCCTTAGTATTTGTACGTCATAACTTTGATTTTGGTCAAGTGTTGTAACTGTTAAATAAAATTCATATACTATATAACCAACAAACAAAGGTTCATTTGTGTAACGAGGTCTTGCGATTCTAAGCTCGTCACCGCTTACAAGTTCGTAGTTATTTCCTGTATCATCTGGTTGGAAGAATAAATTAGAAATATTTTGAACTCCACCGCCTTCAATAGAATTTGATAAAAACCCTTCCTCTCTGTGAAGCCACATATATAATTTCCTAAAGTTTGGACTATTAAAAAATTCTTCGCTAAACTTAATTTGTGGATAAGTTGTTTCTATTGCATCAATAATAACTTTAGTTTTTAAAGCTGGTTTTAAATCTGCGAAGTTTATCCAATTATCTGTTATGTGGTCTTTGTATTGTCCATTTTTATATCTCATATTTTTACTGTGAGTTATAAGAGGGAATATTAAGTCATCACCTTCAGCAGTACCAATAAACTTACTTCTAACGAAATCGTTAGTTAAAACGAAATTTAAAGAATCAGGATATGTTAAAGAGCTTAATTCATTCTCTGCTAGTAGTTCTTTAAACTCAACCGTTTCACCAGTAAATACTAATTTATAAGAATAAGCTACATTGTTTTTTAAATCAACTGAAGTAAGACGCATCTTACCAGACTTGTAATTAACGCCATTTAGCTGAATAAGTCCATCGCCTTGATACCTAGCATCAAAACTATTATTAACATCCACGTCATAGTAATGCTTAAAGAACTTATTATTGTGCTTAGAAGCTGGAACGCTAAACTGTTGGCTAAAGGGTGCAAATATCTTTGCTGGGTCTTTTACATTCTGAATAGTGTCTGTAATTGAAACGCTCTCGTCATTAAATAATTCTAGCTTTGTAAAGTCATCATATATTTGATATGTTTTTGACCCTGAAAATATACCGCCACTAATATCTAAAGTATCGTTTCCGCTTGGAGCTATTGCAGTAATCTTTCCTTCAATTCCTGTTGATATATCTTTGATGATTTGCCCTACACTAAAGTTCCCATTTGTGAAATCTGTTGAAGTATCTACAAGTCTAGTCGATGATGGAAAGTAACCATCGCTAGTAAATTTATTACCACCTCTAATATATAAGTCAATTATCTGCATCTATCTTATGTTGTTTATAGTGTCAAAAGCAAAGTCTATTTTTATAGTGTAGTTAATTAGCTTGTCGTTAAGACTAGTTTTATAACTGAAGCTAGAATCTGTTACATTTATTGGTAAAACATTCCCATCTATTTCTATCCAACAGTCCTCGCTTAATTGCATTTGTTTAAAGACTTCGTTGTATGCTTCTGGATAAAACCCTGTGTTTAAGTCCATTTTTTCAGTACCCATTTTAAAAAGGTTCTTCTGTTGGTGCTTATCTACTGCATAGCTATTTGATACAAGTGTATTTCTTTTGAAAGATTCTTTTTTAGTTGATAGTTGTTTATTGCTTCGCTTAAAAAACCATATATCTTGCAATGCTCCAAACTTGTTTATAAAACTTAATTTGTAAGGCTCGTATTTGCATTCTTCAATATTATCTACTTTGATTAAATCAACGCTTCCAACTATTGAGTTTATATATATAGTATCAACTGGAAATAAAGCCGTACTATCTAAGAACTGATTTAAACAAAGACTACCTTCAAAAGTACCACCATCATTTAAAACCCTTTCTTCAAATTCATCTGCTGGGTTTATTGTATTGGTTACATATTGTATTTGAGTTGATGACCCAGATGTTACACTAAAGTTTTTTTCATATAGCTGCTGACCATTTGAGTAAAAATAAACGTTGGATACTTTGCTAGTATCAACAGGCAAATAAATAGGAGCATCGTCTAGCTTTACTATTGTTAAATTAGACTGTAATAAACCAGAATCATTTTGTGGGTTTATACCTTGCTCAAAATAACCATAACCATAAAACCCTTTATTAAGTACGATAGGTAGCGTAGTTTCAGTACCAGCAACAATCTTTGTGATTTCATAATCAACCCAGACTATTTCTGTTTCGTAGTCATCAGCGTTATAAGTTATATAATCTCTTACAAGTTCAGCAATCTCAAAGTTCACTGTATTATTAACCGCTAAGGCACTAAGGTTGTAGGTTTCCAGAGTTGGTCTGCTTGTTGTTTGCGTCCCTGTGTATATCCAAACTTTTAATGTCGCAAATGTTAAAAGCGTTTCGTTTAAATATACATAGTAAGGACTTCTTACATTAATTTTTGCCATCTTATCGTTCTGTTAATTTTATTAAATCTTTTTCTAGTCCTATTGAATAGGCTTTTATTAATTCATCTGGAAGCCTTTTAAATGCAGCTACAAATGGTTTAGTAAAAAACAAACTAGGTTTAATTCCTTTTTGATATATACTTCTAGCAATTAAAAACGCAGTACTTTGGTAGCTTAAAAACCGCCCTGTCTTTCTGTCTTTAAATTGTATCCTACGTCTTTTAACATAGCTTTGCATTGCTTCGGTTAAACCACCTTTCTTTCCTGTACCACTGCCAAACTTAAAAGGACTGTTCGGTGCTTTACTGCTTGATGACTTACCTCTAACCCCTTTGTCTTGAAACTCTCCGTATTGTTCCATTTCAAAACCCAGCTCAGCTCCTTTAGCTGTTAGCTCTACATTATAACCTAAACTGTTATAAAGTCCCTTAGTGTCGTTCTTATCGCTTTTAGATAGATTGCTTCTGGATTGCTGTATAACGTACTTAGCGAACTTATTTAATTCTTCTTGTAGGGCTTTGTCTGCTAACATATCTCAATGTCGTTGTTTACCAATATATCAAACGTTGCAGTCCAACCAGCTACTTTGTTTTCAAACCTATCCACAAACGGCTCAAGACTTGCGTCACCATCCAATTGATATTTGTCGTTGTATAAATCGCCACGTCTTAAAACTTGCACTAACTTATTTAATACAGCTAGTTGTGTATTTAATACGTCTTGTTCATTATTGTTTCCTATAAATATATCTGAAGTTGGTTCTTTGCTTTCGTCCACTATATCCATTGCAAGGATAGAAATGTTAAACCTTAAAACGCTCTCTTGTGCTGTGACAGTATTAACTATTAAATGCGATAAAGGAAATATAGTTTGCTTAGACAAATCAACATCAAACAAATCACCCTCTGAGACAGTGTTTACATTTATATCGCCTAGTAAAGCGTCTTTAATAGTTTGGGTCAATAAGTAGTAACCCCTTATTCCAGTTTGGCTCATTTGAATTTGCTTTTAATATTCCTTGCTTCTATTTCGTTTTTTTCTTTTGTATATGTTAAGTATGTCAAACACTCGTGGACATTTAGTTTAGTGATATTTTCAAACCTTGTAATATCTCCGTTAGCGATTGCATAGATTGAATTGTACCATCCCCATTTGGCTGTGAAGCCAGAAATTGCACTAAGCTCTCCTCGTTCTGTTTGCTCGAAGAGTTCAGGATAACTGTCGATAAGTCCCTCCCTAAATCGTAAAAAAAAACCATAGCACCAAAACACGCATCTAAAGGATAGTTCTTAGCTTCTTCGTTTGTGTCTGGGTCGTATTCTTTTAAAGTGTACCTTGTGTTTTTCTTTAAGTCAATAGGTCTGTATAAAACATTCATAGCCCTATGCAAGTTATCGTTATCACCCATAAATGTATCTAAGTCCACATACTCACCAAAACTCATATTTTCCAAGTCTGGAATAAAACCGTAGTCTTTACCATTCATTTGAAACCTATTTATAAGCTGGTGTTCTACGTCAAACATATTATTGATGATAACACAAATATCTGTTATATCTTTTGCTTTCATTGAACGTACAACCTCAACAGGCACTTTACAGAATATCTCAATCATCTTAGATTGCACTTCTGATTCCTTTGTAATATCTAATTTTGAAAACTCCTGATACTGCCCTAGAGTGATTTCATTTAACGTTGTTGGTATGCTTAACTTTACTTCCATATTAATATATAAACTTTTTAATTTTATTTTAGTAACTAAGATACAGTATATTTACCCCTGTTTGGGTTTTGTAGTTGAAAGCCTACTGCATAACGAACCGCATCTATTAAGTGATTCCAATTGTCTATTGGTGTATTTGACTTGCGTTCTAGCCAACGGTAGTTGTTTAGTTCCTTAATTAAGTTAGTGCTATCTGGACTTACTATAATATCATAGTCTTGTAATAAGCTAATGCCATAAGTAACACTCCCCTGTCCTTTTATACTTGGACGTACATTACAACCCTTTGCTTTTATTTCGCTTAGTAGTCTAGGTTCAGCACTATCCCCAACGATTAAACCCTCTCTAGCGTGTTTTAAATTAAGCTGTGCTATTTGTGACGTTGTTAGTCTTTGTAAATAAAAACATTCCTTTAAATATATTCTTTTATTTGTGCTATCAATATTAACTTCAACTAGTGTGCTAGGGTCAGCTGCGAAACCATAATCTTGACCCCATACGCTTGTGCCTATATGTTTGAATTCACCTACACTCCAATTATTAAATATAACCCCCTCAGCTTTGTTTAGCCACGAGCCTAGCATTTGCTGTTTATACTTCTCTGGACGTCTTATCTTCATTTGCTCTATTTGTTCTATATAGCTTTTAGATAAGTTGTCTATGTTATCTTGATAAGTAGTGTGTATGTATGTAGTATTTTCTTTAGTTATATTACTACCTTCTTGCACCCCTCTATCTTCAAAGAAACGTCTATATATGAAATGCTCTTTTGTAGTTGGGTTTAGTATTAATATTATTCTGTTTGGTTTGCCTTGCTGCCTTACTGACAAATCAATAGTGTCAAACTTTTGTTCATCGACTAGTTCCTCTGCTTCATCAACAACCCACGTTGTAATACCTTGTAAAGATTTTAAGTTAGCTGTCTGGTCACCGCTAGATGTTTTTATACCTCTGAATATTATTTTACTACCAGTCTTTTTGTTTAGTATCTCGTCTTTGGTTATATGGAAGTCTGCTATTGAGCCGAACTGTTCTAGCTTGTCAATAAATTCTGGAATGATTGATATGTAAGCTGAGGTTAATGTGTAACGAGTAAACAGTATCGTGTGACCTTGTTCATATGTTAGCATCACTAAAAGGGCGTTTACTGAAAAAGACTTCCCAGAACCACGCCCACCACTAATAATAAAATACCTACTGTCTGAATCAACAATAGGCATATATTTCTTTTTTACTTTAATCAACGAACTTTATTAAATCTCTAAAATTAATGTTTAATCCCTCACTAGAGTTAATGTCAACACTTTCCTTAGGTTTGCCATAACGATAGCTTAAATATAGTTGTACGGCTCTCATATCCCCTTTAGCTACTAGTTCACCTAGTTTACCTAGTGCTTCATCTTTGTCTATTATAGCATCTAAGCGTTCTATAAGTTTTTGTTCTTGTGCCTTTGGTTTACGCCCAGCTCCCTCTCTAGCACCTCCGTTGTTTTTTCTATTATCCATATTGAAATAAATTGTTTAATCAATCCTATTAATATATAAACAAATGCTTTTTATTTTGTTACTAGCACAGTACAGGGTTTTTAACTCGGTTGTTTAATAACGCTCCTTTCACTTCCTTTATAGTCTTTGGTATTACTCTAGTCTTTAATGATGCGTTAAATGGGTCAAGGCGTGTTTGTTTAAACTCTTGTAGTGTTTCTATGTCCCATTCGCTTATAACGTCTGTAACGCTCTTAATACGCTTTAGTGTTTCGTTGTTGGTTGTTTGTTGTATTTCTTTTTTTATTTTGGCTTTTTCTATATCACCAAAAGGTTTACATAGTACTAACCCCAGCTCGTCTATCAGTTCATCGTGCTTGTCTTTATCTTTATATTCTATGACGTCTATTGTATTGCAGTGGAATAATACAAGGTCGTGCTGGTTGCCTATCTCTTTCCCTATTGCTTTAAAAGTTGCTCCTGTTTCTCTTGCGAGTTTACAGAATACCTTTCTAGCATATACATATTTTCTTTTTCTTGATTTGATTGCTATATCAACTTCAAATTTTTCGCTTACTGCTTTTTTTAATATATCTAATCTCATTGTTTTATTTTAGTTAAATTCTGCGTGTTCTAAGCACTCACTACAAAGGCTTTCGTTTAATTGACTTGGTTCTGCATTACAACAGCCTGAACCTATGTATTCTTCTGTATGTGGGTTGTTTATTGCGTATTGTATTATTTGTTTTGGTGTTTTCATTTTGTCTATATTTTATTGTCTATTGTTTCTATTAAGTGTCTAAGGTCTGAGCGTTCCCAAGTTCCTAAGTCTAATCCGTTTATAAGGAATTTATAATAGTCTTTTCTATCAGTGTTTTTTATTTCAATGTTTATATACATATTAATCTAATTTAGTGAATTCTGCTGTTTGGTTTTTATTGTGTTCTTCTTTGTTCTGGAAGTAGTTATCTACTAAGGCATCTATCATTACTAGTTCATCAATAGTAGCTACTTTTATTTTATGCATTAAGCTGTCTATTTTGTTTAGTACATTGGTACACATTTCAGGGTTGTTATTGTACACATTATTAAACCCTTCTTGATATATTCCTTCCAATAGTTTTGATGTCTTATTTACTTGCAGCTTTACGTTCTGCTTAAACCCTACGCTTCCTTTTAAGTCATCGTTTGCTTCTAGTAGTAATTGACTTATCAATACACATTTTAAATAGCTTAGGTGTCTGTGTGTTATAGGGTCATCTTGTACCCCTCTTACTTGTTCTTGGTGTTCTAGTTCTTTTTGTTCCATTCTTTCGTAATATTCTTTTTGTTCTTTTTTCATTAGTTTATATTTTCATTTTATCGTTTTTTTGAAATTATGGTTTTGTATAAATTCAAACTATTAATATAATTACTTTTTTGTTTATTTGTTTTTTTCTATCCACTGTTGTTGCTGCTCTCTTAGGTATTCTATTTCACGCCTTAAATAATCTGCTGCTTTTTCTAAGTCTTTTAATTCATCGTCTTTTTTTCCGCTTCTGCAAATATACTTAATTATATTTCCCCTATTGAAGTTTAGCTCATAATCTTTTATGAAGTCTATAACGTCATAGCCTTTTCCGTTCTCGTAATGTAAATAAGTTGCTCTCATAGTTTTATTTATTTAATATGTAATGTAACGTTCCTTTGCTTGAAATGTTAAATTTCTCCATTGTTTTTTTATATGATTTTCTCTGTTTGTAAAATAATATTATTTTGTCGTGGTCGTGTATTTGTGCAAAAGAAGAAGCATATCTACCCTTTGCTTTTCTTACTTCTGGCTTCATATCCATCATATTATCAGATTGAGTGCCTATTGCTATGTTATCCCTAGAATTGTCTAAGCTGTTGCCGTTCAAGTGTCTGCATACAATCCCAGTTTTATATATATCATTTCCGTATTTTTGATATGCTTGAAGCCTGTGGGTTAAGCAGTTTATCCAACCGCCATTATTTCTTATTTTAATCTTATAATAACCATTAGACACACATCCTATTGGTTTACCCTTTAAACCTATTAATTGACCGTTCTCTTTTACTCTATAACCTAAGTTATATGCTGTTACTTCGTTTCTGTTAAAATTACTCATTTTGTTTTTATTTTATAGTAATGCTAATATTCTTAAATCTTCTTGTATGTCTTTAATCATTTTTAAAGCATCTTCATAGTCTTGGTTCTCCATAGCTTCAATAACTATGTCTAGGTCATATACAAATCTAATCATTTGTTCTAAGTTTTAATAAGTGATAACACTCTGCATATTTCTGACGTGCTTTGCCTTTGTATTCTTGTTTAAATAATTGATACATCTTTTTTGTGTATTGATATTTTGTATCGCAATCAGCTAAATATTTTTCTGCAAACTTTTTTCCTTTGCCTTTAAAATAGTTTACGTTGTCAGCTGTATCTCCTATTATCATTTGTTCATAGAAGTTATATAAAGCCTCGTCCTCGCTTATATCTAAAACCTCTTTATGTTTATAGTGATAGTTGTACATAAGGCAAGGGAACTGCTTATAGTCCTTGTCAATGCTTACTATCATAACATTATCACGACCTATTTCGTTAGACAACTCGTACCAGTACCTAGCAACCATATCGTCTGTTTCTATTCCGTAACCCCACACGCTGTCGTATTGGTCTTTCACATATTGGTGCATTTCATTTAATAAAGGTGGTAACTCTTGTTTTTTTCTATTGGCTTTGTAGTCGCTTGTAATTAGCTTTCTAAAGTTTCCCTTACTACCGCTAAACGTTAGTACACGTTCAACAGGATACATATCTTCAAGCTTGTTTACTATGCTCATAAACTGTTCATCGAACTTAGCTTGTGCATCTTCTATATCTCGATAGTATTTTTCATCTTCTGGGTTCTCTCGTTTCTTATAACAAGAAGCGAAGATTAAACTATCTGCATCAACTAGTAGTATCATTCTATATCTAAATTAAAGCATTGAACTGAGCAATAATAATCGCCATTTGTTTCAGAACCACAACAAGCACAATCTGTCTTTGCGTCTGGTTCATCTATATAACTGTCAAAGTAATTCATATTTCGTATTGTTTTAATTTGTTTTCTAAATCTTCTATTTGCTTGTTCAAGCCTATAAGCTGCTTGTTTTTTTCATCTCGTATAATTCCTATGCGTTTTGTTAGAACGCTGTTTTCTACGTTTAAAGCGTTTACGTATTGACCTATTTCTGTCATTCCTTGTATAAAGTTTCTTAGCTCTTTATTGGCTGGTTTTTGTTTGCTCCATTCCATAACCTTATCCGCTATGTGATTAAACCAAAGATTATATGACTGTTTTTGTAGTAACGTCATTACACTGATAAACCAAAGATAAACCCTAAAGTAACTAATAAAATCGCTGAGGCTACAACAGAAGCCATTATAATCAACTCCCGCTGTTCGTTTAGTTCTTTATCTCTTTGCTGTAAATCTCTTTTAGTATAAACCTCTATACGGTTTTTTCTAGTTTCAATGTGTAGTCCTGTTTTTGTCTTTTTCATAATTATAGGTTTTTAATATATTCGATTGTTTGTTTTTTCATATAGTCAACGTCTAACCATTCTAATAACTCAACAGTACTAAATACTATTGTTGTAGATTCACCTTTTTCATTTATTCCACTAAGATAAGTTTCGTTGTCTTTTGTACTCATAAAAGTGTTAATGTCGTGTAAGTTGCTGTAAATTTCTTTTGTCATAATGTTTGTTTTTGTTTTATTAATATACCGCAATATACAACTTTATTTTAGTTATAAACAAATTATTAACTATTTTTTTTATTTATTTTTTCTTTTATATCAAAATAGCTATCCCATATTCCAATTTCTAGTTCTTCATTTAAGTTAATTATTGCAGCGTCTTTTTCTTCCAACAGATAACAAGGCTTTAAAACCTTTTTCTTAGTCCAGAGTGTAGTATCAGGACAATAAATATCTTTAGTCTTTAAGTCTTTTAAGTTGTTAAGCCAAAACATATAATTGCCTTTAGGGTCGTTCACTAGGTAAAGTGCAACCTTACCTGTTTCTATTAGCTTATCGTGTTTAAATTTCTCTAGTATTTTTGTGTCATAGTATTTATTTCTAAATTTCATTTCGATAATGCAAGGGATTCCTTTTGGCGTTGTTCCTACGGCGTCCCAGCTTTCGTTTCCTTTGCCTGTATGAGTTAAGTTCCACCCATCTAAATTTAAAAGTGTTACAACGGCTTTTTCCCAGTTATGTATTTTCTCAATCATTTAATTTTATTATATATGTTATCTAAATCTTTTATCCACATTACTAAAATTTTAGGTTTACAACTGCAAGGCTCATAGTAGGTGTGGTTTAAGTACCTAGCGTGGAGCGTACAGAGTAGCCTGTACTGTTCTTTTGATAGCTTTGTGGTTACATTTGCTTTAAAGTCCACCCAAGCGTCTTGGTCTTCTATTCTCATAAGTCTATATTTATATCATTCCAATCATCACGCCTTTGGGCGCAACCGCAAGAGTCACCCCATATTTTTTTAACTAGCCAATGAATGCCAGTGTAGTAAGTAATATAATAAACTAAATCTCCTAGTTTCATAACTTGTTTTTTATATGTTTCTTTGCGTTTGTATATGTATTATAGAGTGAGTAGTAACTTATTTTAGTGTTTCTGCTTAGCTCTGCAACGCTAACACCTTTAGCCACTATCTCAAATATTTTCTTGTCGTACCAATACATTTCGTTTAATATGCTATCTATATGGTCACGCTGTTTCGCCCATTCTTTTTCATCAATACCACTTTCTTGTATTTCTTTAAGTTCGTTTATATCTTCTAAATAAACTTTCTTTTGTCTTAGGCTTGACTTATATAAATTTGTGTAAATACCCCTTAGAACTTTATAACAATAGTAATGGTTTACTTGGTCTTTATAGTAAAGGTTTAAACCCTTTTTTACATCAGCATCTAGCTGGATATACATTTCCATCACTACGTCCTCACTCATTGAGGGGTTGCAGCCGAAACTTTTTACTATGTTATTCCAATCACTATGCTTTTTGTAAGCTAGTTCTAAAATTGATTTCATTTATTTAATTATTAAAATTAGCTCTAACTTGTTCGTTTGGTTTATTAGGCGTTAGTGTTATAGGGACAAAG